CTTGGGACAAGTTGAAAGGTCAAACCTGTATTGGGGCCTTTGACTATGCCCAGATTAACGACTTTGCTTCCTGCGGTTTGCTCTTCAAGTACAAGGGCAAGCGTTACTGGATAGAGCACACCTTTGTGTGCCACCTGGCGCTCAAGATGGAGAACCGGAAGATTAAGTTCCCGGTGGAAGAAATGGCGCAGCAGGGCCTAATCACGATAGTCTATGGCGACATCATAACTCCTGAGCATATCGCCAATTGGTTCATCGAGCAGGCCCGGAAGTACCATATCATTGACATCGTGGCAGACCGATACCGGGCAGAGATAGTGAGAGACGCATTTCACAAGGCAGGTTTGCCGCTCACCATTGTCCCGGTGGGCCCTCCCACTCATGCGAAGATAGCACCATTGGTTACGACAATGTTTGCCGAAGAATCCATAGTCTTTGGCGATAACCCCACTATGCGCTGGTATGTCAGCAACACCTGCCAGGTGCTGGATGGCAAAGGGAATACAACCTATCACAAGATTGAGCCAAGAACCCGAAAGACTGACGGGTTCTTTGCTTTGATACATGCGCTGTCGAAAGACAGTGAGCTGAAAGACCCGGGCGATTTCAAGTTCCTGTCACTCGGCGTTTACACATACTAGAAAGGAGGGATTGCGGTGTGGGAATTCGACAGTGGTTCCTAGATTTGTTTGGCAAGGAAGGCACGCTGAGTTTGAGTGCTGTGGTGGCCAGACTTGCCACAGAGGTCTACTATAAGGAGCTGGCCGTCCAAGCCTGTGCTAATCTGATCGCCAAGACTCTGGCCCGGGCTGAGTTCAGAACCTTCCTGAAGGGCGAAGAGGTCCGGGAAGACATGTACTATCTGCTCAATATTGAGCCCAATCCCAACCAGAACGCCAGCGACTTCTGGCGAGACGCGGTGTACAGGACTGTCACAAGGAACGAGGCCCTAATCATCATGGCTGACAATTACCTGCACCTGGCCGATTCCTGGAATGTCGTTCCGGGTACATTCGTTGAAAACCTCTACACTGAGATACAGTTGGGAGAGCTGAAGGAGCCTTTGAGGCGGCGGGAAAGTGAAGTGCTGCACCTGCGGATGCACAACGAAAGGGCGCAGCAAGTCATTGAGGGCCTTTACAACTCTTACAGCAAGCTCATTGCTGCCGCGCAGAGGCGCTATCGCAGAAATAGCTCCAAGCGGGGGTTCCTAGAGCTGGGCACCAATTACCCTCAGACGGAGGAGGCACAAGCCGAGCTGAAAGACCTGCTGGAAAACCGCTTCAAAACGTTCTTCCAGCACGACGATGACGCTGTTCTTCCTTTGACAGGTGGGGCCAAGTGGCAGGAGCTGGAGACCACCGGTCCGACGGCCAGGGGGTCTGTTGAGGGCCGGGACATTCGGGAGTTCATCAACGATGTCTTCGATTTCACGGCTGTAGCTTTCCAAGTGCCGCCGCAGCTACTGAAAGGGAACGTGGCTGACACCCACGAGGCCATGAAGAACTTCCTGACGTTCTGCATCAACCCGCTGGCCGACATGATCGGCGATGAAATTAATCGCAAGATGTACGGAAAGAGGGATTTCAAGAAGCGCAGCTACGTCAAGGTGGACACTACGCACATCCGAGCGGTGGACATCAAAGACGTTGCCAATGCGTTGGATGTCCTCTTCCGCATCGGCGCCTACACCATCGATGACTGCCTGAAGTACTTGGGCATGGAGCCCATTGGCGGTGAGGTTGGCCAACAGAGGTTTGTCACTAAGAACTATCAGCCAATTGAGGATGTCATCGATGGCGGGGGAGGTGAGCAGAATTGAAACGTTAGCCATAGATAGAACGCTTAACGAAAGGGGTGAGTCAATGAACCGATATTGGCAGCTGGCCGTCCAAGACAAAGAGGCGGCCCTTTATATCTACGGAGACATAGTGACCGAGGATTGGAAGTGGCTTGAGTCTGACGTGAGTGGCCATGAACTGGTGCAGCAGCTGGACCAGCTGGATGTTGACCTAATTAACGTCTACATCAACAGCTACGGGGGATTCGTCAGCGAAGCCTGGGCTATTCATAACGCCCTAAAACGCCAGAAGGCCAAAATCAGAACCATCTGCGAAGGCTTTGCCTGCTCTGCAGCGAGCTTGATTTTTATGGCCGGAGACGAGCGCATTATGTTGGACACTTCGGCGCTTTGGATTCACAACGTCCAAACCTTCGCTGCTGGTGACTACAAAAAGCTCCAAAGTGAGGCCGAGGGTGCCAAGAAACTCAACGAGCTTGGTATGCAGGTTTATTTGGAGCATGTGAACCTCTCTAAGGAAGAACTGGCAGAGATGATGGACAAGGAGACGTGGATTTCCCCGACCGAAGCCCTGGAGTGGGGGTTCGCTACCGCTATCCAGTCAGGAGGTGAGAGCAAGAAACCCACACAAAGTGCAAGAAAACACATCTTCGACATGATCTTCAAAGAAGCGAACCGGCCGCTCACGGCACATGGAAACGTGCAGGTACTATTCGAAGAGCGGCTGGAAGAGTTCGTAAAACAGCTTCTGGCTAAGCTCCAGGCACAAGCTAACGAAACCGAACAAGAAGGTCCAGCTCCAGACCAGGAGCACCAAGACCCTGAAAGTAAGGGTCTTTTCAATTTCCTGGAGGCGTTAGCCTCAAAACTAAGCGAAGGAGATGAAGAGAAGTGAAGAACCTTGATTTGCTTAAACAGCAGAAGGCCGAGTTTGCGGCCAAGATGAAGGAAGCTGTCCAAAACAACAATGAGGAGGCCTTTGCTGAGGCGTTTGTTGAGTTCTCGAACGCCGTGCAAGAAGCTGTAATCGCCGAGGCCAAGGGTCTTGTGCAGGCAACCGATGCTCAAATCCTTGCTGGCCGCGGCGTGCGGGTCCTGACCAGCAAAGAAACAGAGTATTACCAGAAGCTCATCGAAGCCATGAAATCCAACAACCCACAGCAAACCCTGTCCAATATGAACTTGGTACTGCCGGAAACCGTGATCAACACTGTGTTCGATGACTTGACTGAGGAACATCCTCTCTTGTCTCGGATTCGGTTTGACAACGCTGGCGCGCTCATCAAGTGGATTTTCTCCACTATGGATGGTCGCTTCCAGGCCTGGTGGGGTCCGCTCTGCGGTGAGATCAAGAAGCAGCTCGCCGCTCAGTTCCAGGTGTTGAAACTTGAACAGACGAAGTTGTCTGCTTTCGTGCCGATCTGCAAAGCTATGCTCGACCTCGGCCCCGCCTGGATTGATCGGTACATCCGCACCATCTTGGCTGAGGCAATTGCCAACGGCGTAGAAGATGGTATCATCAACGGCCGCGGTGTAGCTGAAGGGGCTGGGCATCCAGACGATAAGATTTACGAACCCATCGGCATGACTCGCAATCTGTTGCAGTTTGACCAAGTGACCGGGTTTGCTCCTAAGCAGCCTGTGGCTGTCACCAACTTCGCGCCAGAGACCTATGGTGCGCTTGTTGCCCAACTCGCCGTAAGCAACAACGGGCTGTATCGTCCGGTGAACAATCTCTTGCTGATCGTCAACCCCGTCGACTATCTCACCAAGGTTATGCCCGCCACCATCTACCAGCGGCCTGACGGCACCTGGGCAAGGGACATTCTGCCGTTGCCGACGGATATTGTGCAGTCTGCGTGGGTGGAACAGGGCAAGGCTATCCTTGGTCTCGGCAGGCGCTATATTATGGCACTTGGCACTGGCAGGGATGGTCGGATTGAGTACTCTGATGAGTACAAGTTCCTGGAGGACGAGCGTGTCTACCTCATCAAGCTCTACGGCACCGGCCGCCCGATGGATAACAACTCCTTCCTCGTGCTCGACATCAGTGATCTCGAGCCTACCATCCCGCGGGTGAAGGTTGATAACATCAGCGAGTTCCCTGTAGCTTCGGGTGGCCCTGATGACTCTGATGGCCAAGGAGGATAAAGTCACGGTTAGGGTGCTTCGCACCTTTCGCAACAAGTACAGCAAGTCCCTCCATCATAAGGGGGACTTGCTGTCCATTTCCCGCAAGAGGATGGAGGAGATTAACTCTGCCGGCCACGGAGAGCTTGTGGAGTTGGTGGATGAGGCAGGTGATTAACGGTGTTGCTGGAGCGGTTGAAAGAACGGCTTAAAATCACCTGGGATGACGAAGATATCTTGCTCATTAATATACTTGAGCGGGCGGAAAAAAGTCTGAATGCGCTGATGGGGGTTGAGTTGAACTATAACATCCCCGGGCCCGCCCAGGAACTGCTTCTGGAACGATGTCGCTATGACTACAACAATGCGCTGGAGTACTTCGAGCAGAACTTCGCCCGAGAAATTCTCCGTCTTCAGCTGCAGGTGGCTGCAGAAGAGGTGAGCACCGATGGAAGTGCTTAGGAAGCAGGCGTACCGCGATAAGATGCGGGAGCTGGGCAAGACTCTGCGGCGCCGGATAATGATCCAAAAGCGGAGTGTGACGAGAGACCCGTGGGGCAATCAGGTCGAAGAGTGGCAAGACTGGCAGACGGTCTGGGCCAATTTACAGACGCTGTGGGGTGAACGGTACTACGCTGCTAAAGCAGTTGGTGAAGAGAACACCGTCATCTTCGAGCTTCGGCGGGCCCCGTTTTTGAATGACCTCATCTTTAACCTCGCCGATTACCGTATTGTGGAAACCTGCACCACACGTGGTGAAAGGGGAATCGGGTTTGTGAGTATCAACCAGCCGGTGCTGGTGGAGGGTACTCCGACCACGCACTTTGGCCGAGTATATACGATCAAGCGTGTTGACCAACTGCCCGGAGGCACATGGGTCAAGCTCACATGCGAGGAGAGTGGCAGCAATGGCTGACGTGGTCAGAGTAGATGACTTAGCCGGCGAAATAGTTCTTGCTGTGAGAACATATACGGAAGAGGTAGGGGCAGCTATCGAAGAAGCGGTGAAGGAGACCGCACAGGCTCTGGCCGCTGACCTCCGCGAAACATCGCCCAAAGATACCGGCCAGTACGCTAAAGGTTGGACAACTAGGAAGGAGGGCCCAGGGAGATATGTAGTCTACAACAAGAAGAAGCCCCAACTTACCCACCTTTTGGAACACGGCCATGCCAAGGCCGGGGGCGGAAGAGTCGAGGGAATACCCCACATCAAGCCTGCTGAAGAACGTCACGTTCCGCAGCTGGAGAGAAAAATCGCGCAGATTCTTGAGAGGGGTGGTTAGCCGTGACCTACTTGGATATCATGGCAGGCATGAAAAGTATAGGGCTACCCTGCAGCTATCACAAGTGGTCTCAAGCGCCGTCCCTGCCGTACACGCTGATTACGCATACGGAAAACGATGATTTGATGGCGGATAACCACAACTACTTCGATGTAGGCAACTACCGATTGGAGCTCTATACCGCGCTGAAAGACCCGCCTACTGAGAGAAAAGTCGAGAATTGGCTCAAAGCCCAGCGGATTCCCTATGGGAAGTCCTCACCGGGCTTTATTGATTCTGAGAACATGTTTCTTACTGCGTACGACATTCGATTGATAGGAGGTTAACGAAATGGCGAATAAAGTGAAATTTGGCCTTGAGCAGGTCCACATTGCGTTCAAGAATGCCGACGGGGTTTATAAAACCCCTCAGGAGATTCCGGGAGCAGTCAACTTGACCATGAACCCAGAAGGCGGCGAGACGGCATTTTATGCCGACAATCGCAAGTACTACAGCAGGTACACCAACAATGGGTACAGCGGCACGCTTGAGATGGCGCTGGTGCCGGACGAAGTTCTTGCCGAAATGCTTGGCTGGGAGTTCGACGAGGGCATATTGGTCGAGGTTGCCGACGGACAGCCGAAGGAGTTTGCGCTGCTTGGCCAGGTGCTGGGCGACGAGCGTAACCGCAGATTTGTGTATTACAGCTGCCTCGCTAGCCGGCCTGCCGATAACGCGGCTACGACCACCGATACGGCTACTCCGACCACCGAGACGCTGAATATCACGATCCTGCCGATTGACCACAACGGTACGAAGATCGTCAAGAGCGTCATTGAGCGTGATGGTACCAACGCGACTATCTTTGACGGTTGGTTCGGCAAAGTGAAGCTCCCCGGACAGGAGGGGTAAGGAGTGCGAACGACGATCATCGGAGGTAAAAAGATTCAGTTGAGGGCCAATCCGTTGGCCCTCTTGTTCTACAAACAGGCGTTTGACAGTGATCTGATTGCGGACCTTCTCAAACTGCAATCCTTACAATCACTGCAAGACGGAGATTTTTCGTCTCTAGATACGGTCAGCTTGTTCCAAATAGCTTATGCGATGAATAAGGCGGCTAAACCTACTGATGTATTTCCGAAGTTCGAAGAGTGGTTGGCACAATTTGAAACCATCGGGTTTGATGACCCGCAGTGGATAATTGATGTGGTGGAAGAAGCCACGGATGGTTTCTTTCATTCCGGAAAATCTGCTCCACCAAAAACCCAAAAAAGCAAATAAACCATTTGAGGGCAGAATTGATCTGCTAATCCTGGCGAACGCGAAAAAGATGGGTCTCTCGTTTGACGAGTTGGCCCTATTTCGTGTTCGAGATTTCTTGGAGTTCACGGACATTTATTTCGGTGAGTTACAAAAACAGGGTGAACAGGCTCGTGAGGCCGCCCAAGAAGACATTGACAAGCTTTTGATGTAAGGGGAGGGGTGCGTAACGTGTGAAAGAGGTTAAGTGCCCTCTGTGTGACTGCCTTTCCCAATAAAGGTAGGTGAGAGTGTGGCTAAGATCAAGGGGATCACAGTCCAGATAGGCGCAGATACCACGGGGCTTGATGCGGCGCTGAAGGATGTCAATAGGACATCGCGAGAAATATCCAAGGAGCTGCGGGAAGTTGAGCGGCTCCTTAAGTTCAATCCTCACGATACGGAAGTCCTGGCTCAGAAGCAGAAACTCCTTGCCGATCAAGTTGAAAATACTCGCGAGAAGCTGAACAGGCTGAAGGAAGTTCAGGCTCAGGTAAATCAGCAGTTCCAGGAAGGCAAGATCAGCGAAGAGCAATACCGAGCCTTCCAGCGAGAACTCATCAAAACCGAGAGTCAGCTGAAGGAATACGAAAAACAGCTTAGAGCCGTCAACTTGCAGAATCACGAGTTTAACCAGAAGATGCAGGAGGCGGGGAAAAAGCTCCAGGATGTTGGCAAGAAGCTTACAGATGTAGGCAAGACCTTGAGCACCCACCTAACTGCCCCACTGGCGGCTCTTGGTGGTGTTGCTGCTAAGAGCGCCATTGACTTTGAGAGTGCGTTTGCGGGCGTCAGGAAAACCGTGGACGCGACCGAGGAAGAATTCGCCGCCTTGGAACGTGGTATCCGGGACATGGCTAAGGAGATCCCGGCGGCTGCTACTGAGATCGCCGGGGTCGCCGAGGCCGCCGGCCAGCTAGGTATCGCCAACGAGCACATTTTGTCCTTCACGCGGACCATGATTGACCTGGGCGAGAGCACGAACATGTCGGCGGAAGAAGCGGCCACAGCTCTGGCGCGATTGGCTAATATCACTCAGATGTCGCAGTCTGAGTTTGACAGGCTGGGTTCTACCATTGTGGCGCTGGGCAACAACTTGGCCACGACCGAAAAAGAGATCGTTGAAATGGGTCTCCGTCTTGCTGGTGCCGGCAAGCAGGTTGGCATGACCGAAGCGGAGATTCTGTCCTTAGCCGGCGCTCTTAGCTCTGTGGGTATTGAAGCTCAAGCCGGCGGCTCTGCTTTTTCTAGGGTTATGGTTCAGATGCAGCTGGCCGCCGAGACTGGCGGCAAGAAGCTGGAGCAGTTCGCCGCTGTTGCTGGTATGAGCGCGGAGCAGTTTGCCCGACAATTCCGCGAAAATGCTGCGGGGGCCCTTATCGCCTTCATCAGCGGCTTGCAGCGGACTGAAGAGCAGGGAATCAGCGCCATTAAAGTGCTGGACGATATGGGTATTACCGAAGTCCGCATGAGGGACGCTCTTTTAAGGGCCGCTGGTGCAGGGGACCTGTTTGCGGAATCTATCAAGCTAGGCACACAAGCCTGGGAAGAAAACGTCGCACTCACGCGTGAAGCTGAACAGCGGTATAAGACGACCGAATCCCAGCTGGCTATTATGAGGAACAAACTCCAAGAGGTGGCCATCACCTTTGGAGAAATCCTATTACCGCCCCTCTTGGCTGTAGTGGAGAAGATCGGTGACTTTGCTGACTGGCTGGCGAATCTCAGCCCCACTACACAGAAGACGATTGTTGTCATCGGCGGGCTAGCTGCTGCGTTAGGCCCCGCTCTACTTCTGATTGGCAAAATGGCCACAGGAGCGGGGGCTGTCGTGCAGGCCTTTGGCACGCTCTCCGCGTTTATCAGCAAAACACTGATCCCGGCTATCACAAGCATATCTTTGCCCGTGGTGGGGGTTGTGGCGGGTATCGCCGGCTTGGCCGTAATTGCCTACGAAGTTTACCGGGCTTGGGATGAAGTTAAAGCGGCTCTGTCTGCTACTTGGGAGTACATGAAGGCATCTGCCGAGAAGTTAGCTCTCAATATGTCGCTTTCCTTCGAGAAAATGAAAGTAACAGTCATCGGAGTAGTGGATGAAATCCTGGAGCGTCTCTCAATCCTTGAGTCCCTACCCTTTGGTATAGGTGATTCCTTTGCCGGCCTGCGAGAAAAGGTAAGCGGTAGTGTTGACGCTTCCAGGCAAAAGATTGCCGAGCTGGAAGCTGCGCTGGAGGCGAACTCGGTACGTATGGCTGAGGCAGCCGAAGGCATGAAAGTGTCCTGGGGCGATGTAGGAGCCAAGGTTGCAGAGGACATCCAACTCGTCATCAACAAAATCACTGGCCAAACCGAGGCTATGGTTGCTGAGCTGGATGAACAGACAGAGATTGTCGAAACAGGGTGGACGGCCCAGACAGATTTTATCCTCCAGGAGCTGGATACGCAGCTTCAAGCCATTACTGACATCGAGCAAGAGAAGACGGAAGTCATAACTGACGAAGCCAACAAGCAGGCTGAAGCCCGGGCTAAGTTCGAGGCCGATTGGAATCAGAGACTCTTCGATCTGCAAGCCACTCGCAGAGAAAAGCTCCAGGCAGAGTATGATGCCGCTATTGAACTGGCCAAGAAACTTGAAGCAGACACCACCGCCGTTCACGAGTATTACCGTATCCTGCTTGACCAGCTGGACGAAGAAGAGCAGAAGGCCAAGGAAGAGCGGCTAAAGGCATGGCGTGAGAGGCTCAAGGAAGCTACGGCTTCCGAGCTGGACCTGCTAGTCCTTCAGCGAGACCGCCAGCTGGCTCTTATCGAGGAGCAGATGCAGGAAGAGCTGGGGCTGGCCGGAGACAACGAAGAAGCCAAGACCCAGATCATGCAGTTTTGGGCTTTGAAGCGCCAGCAGGTGCTTGAGGAATACGCCGACGCCGTAAAGGCTATTCAGGAGCGGGAAGTTGAATGGCTGCAGTCCTTGGAGGATAGGCTGATCGAGGCTACGGCCACAGAGGAGGAACTGCTTGCTTATCGCAGAGATAAGCGTCTCTCTGAGATCCGGGCCCAGATGGAAGAAGAACTCAAGATGGCCGAGGGCAACGAAGAGGCTATAGCTAACATCACGGCGTACTGGCTGGCAGAGACCCTGAAAGCTC